ACACGAGGCTTGAAGCTGCGCGAATGCTCGGGTTTGACCGAGTACCCGTCCATATAGCTGAGGGCCTTACACGAGCGCAGGTGGCCGCATACCGATTGGCGGACAATCGCACGGGTGAAGATGCCGAGTGGGACCGGGATCTGTTAGCGATTGAATTAAGCGATTTAGTTGATGAAATAAATATAGCATTAACTGGGTTTAATGAGGCAGAAATCGCAGAATACCTGACTGTAAACACTGAGAGTTTAGAGCACTGGGGAGGGATGCCGGAATTTACTGGAGAAGACAAAACGGCTTTTCTATCATTTAGAATACATTTTAAAGATCAGGCTGCGGTAGATTCTTTTGCAGAACTGGTAGGGCAGAACATCACGGATAAAACCCGATATTTGTGGTTCCCTTATATCGAGATCGAAACCTGTATGGACAAGGTTTACGCAGGTGAATCCTGAATTTCCTATCTATATCGTTTCAAAGGGTCGTGCAGACAGTCGGTTAACGAGTAAAGCATTAGAATCCACTAATGTACCTTATCGGATTGTTATAGAAGAACAAGAATTTGACGACTACGCGTCGGTTATCGATAAAGACAAGATTTTAATACTTGATCCAGAATATCAGGAAAAATACGATACATTTGATACTTTTGGCAATACGAAAAGCAAAGGCCCTGGCGCTGCGAGAAATTTTGTCTGGGATCATTCAACAGCCGAGGGCCACGCCTGGCACTGGGTAATGGACGATAATATAAGGGGGTTTTTCAGGTTTAATAGAAATCTAAAAGTGCCTGTGTCAGATGGCACGATATTGAAATGTATGGAGGATTTCGTACTGCGATATAAAAATATATCAATGGCAGGACCGAATTATTTTATGTTCGCGGCGAGAAAAAGTAAGGCATATCCATTTACGTTGAATACTCGCATTTATTCATGCAATCTTATCAGAAATGATACTGGATTCAGATGGCGTGGCAGGTATAACGAAGATACAGACCTATCATTACGGATGCTGAAGCGGAAATGGGTCACAGTATTATTTAACGCATTTTTGCAATATAAGATGCCGACGCAACAGGTATCTGGCGGAAATACAAAAGAATTTTATGATAAAGAGGGCACGTTAGCCAAATCGAGGATGCAAGTCGCAATGCACCCTGATGTATCAAAACTGGTATGGAAATTCAACCGCTGGCATCATTCAGTTAATTATAAACTTTTCGGAGAGAATAGGCTTTTGTTAAAAGACGGTATAGAAATACCTTTAGGGGGCAACAATTACGGAATGGATTTAAAATTAAAGACCAATATTGAATCTAATCTGTCTGAATCACGAAACTGATGCCAGCCATACCCACTTATTCGGTAGGAACGATTTCAAAACTGTTTAACCTCACTGATCGGCGGGTCCAGCAGTTAGCGAAGGATGAGATTATTCCAAAGCCTGATCGTGGCAAGTATGAATTGATCGGGTGTGTACAGGGCTATATCAAATACCTGCAAGACAGGGCGTTTGGTAAAAATATTGCACCGATAGACTCGCACGCAGAAAGAACACGTTTATTAAAAGCGCAGGCCGACGATGCAGAACTGGACCTGGGTGTAAAGCGCGGCACCGTATTCATAGCCGCTGAGATAGAAAAGCCCATCGATAGATTAATAGAAGACTCCAGGCGGAAGTTATTAGCTATTCCGACAAAAGCGGCGCCCCATGTAATCGGATGTCAAACGATTGTTGAAGCAGAGGGCATTCTAAAGATATATGTCCATGAATCACTCAATGAACTCAGTACGACAGACCCAATTGCATACATGGCTCACAGCGCGCCTGAATCGCTGGACACCACCACCGGATCTGACGGTGAGCCAGTGGGCGGACACGTATCGGAAACTCAGCCCTGAGTCCAGTGCGGAGCCTGGGCAGTGGGTAACGGGCAGGGCTGAGTATCTGCGGGGTATTATGGATGCCGTATCTGACCCGAAGTATCCCCGTGTTGTGTTTATGAAAAGTGCGCAGACCGGCGGGACAGAGATAGCAAACAATGCTGTTGGGTTTTTCGTCCATCAGGATCCTGCACCGATTTTGATAGTACAGCCTACGCTTGATATGGCAAAAGCCTGGAGTAAAGACAGGTTTGCGCCGATGTTGAGGGACACGCCGGCACTGAAAGGCTCTGTGCAAGAGCGGCGGGCAAAGAATTCAGACAATACGATTCTGCATAAAACATTCCCTGGTGGTCACATTACGATGGCCGGTGCGAATAGCCCTGCTTCGTTGGCCTCGAGGCCGATTAGAATAACTATTTTTGACGAAGTTGACCGGTTTCCACCCTCGGCAGGGCCTGAAGGTGACCCTGTAAGTCTTGGTCGGAAACGGTCAACAACCTTCTGGAATCGTGTCAGTTTGGAAATAAGTACCCCAACAGTGAAAGACGCATCCAGAATAGAGCAGAGTTATGGCGAAAGTACCATGGATCGTTATTATGTACCCTGTCCGCACTGCGAAGAGTCCCAGATATTAGAGTGGAAACACTGCAAATGGCCCAAGGATCAGCCTAGCGAGGCATATTATGGTTGTCCGCACTGTGGCGGAGTGATTAACGACACTGACCTGGCATCGATGCTCAAATCTGGTGAATGGCGGTCAGAATACCCTGATAGATTAGTCCGTGGTTTCCATATTAACGAATTATATAGCCCGTGGGTCAGTTTTGCGGAGATGGCGACCGCATTTGTCGATGCTAAACGGTTTCCAGACACATTAAAGACGTGGGTTAACACTGCACTGGGTGAGACCTGGGAGGAAGAAGGTGAAACGGCTGATGAGCACGCTTTATATATGCGGCGTGAGCATTATGCGGCTGAAGTCCCTGATGGTGTTCAGTACCTGACAGCTTACGCTGACGTACAGGATGACAGAATCGAATATGAGGTCTGTGGATGGGGTGCTGAGGAGGAGTCTTGGTCTATTTCTTATGTCAGGCTCTATGGTGATCTGTCAAAACAGCAGATATGGGATGTTTTAGCTAATCGATTAAGACAAAGATTCTCAAAATCTAATGGCGATATGTTGGATATCCGCCTGGTTGGTATTGACTCAGGTGGGCATTACACCGATGAGGTCTACAAGTTCGCTAGAAAGAACGGCATACGATGGATTATCCCAACAAAGGGTTCATCGCAGAGAAATCAGCCTATAGCGAGTTTTCCCAGAAAGCCGAATCAGAAGAATAAGGTCTATTTGACCTTAATCGGCACAGATACGGCAAAGGAGCTGATTTATTGCCGTTATCTTGTATCGGATCCAGGTCCGGGGTATTGCCATTATCCTGTATCTGAAGATTATGACGAAGTGTACTTTCAGCAGGCCACAGCAGAGAAAAAGGTCAAGCGGTACACCCATGGCGTGGCGTATTACGTCTGGGATGCCGGCAAGCGCCGTAACGAGGCATTGGACTGCCGGGTCGGCAATCTTGCCATGATTAGAATATTACAGTCGCGATTTGGTGTGAAATTACTGGATAAGACTGTTTCGAAGATTCCACAGTCTATCCCTGCCAGACCACCACCACGGCAGCGACAATCAAGCCGGTTCGGTCGGCGCAGCATCTAACAACCCGCCTAATGCGGGTTTTTTATTGGGCGAAATTATGACACTGGCACAAGCACAGGCAAGGTTAACGCTTGTCGAAACAGCTTATGAGGCAGCACTGAGCGGTAGGACGGTGACGTATCAGCAAAGAAGCGTTACTTATCAGGATCTGGAAATGCTGTCTACAGAGCTTGATAAATGGCAATCGATTGTGGACACGCTGACGGCACAAGCCGCTGGTGCAACTAATCCAGGAGTGAGAGTGGCAACATGGTCATGAAAGCAGAAGAAATCATAGATGCGTTACAACTCAGCAAACCGTATGGGCGTGTCCAGTGGGGATTGACCTATGTAATTCCCGGTGATCTGCGCAATGCAATTATTGCAGCGTTACAGATACAGCCGAAGAAAATCCGTGCGCCACGTAAAGAAGCACCAAAAGTAATTCCAGAAACAAAAGGCAAGGCGCCTGAATGAATAAGAAGCAGAAGAAGACTCAGCGGAAGATAGCGAAGGCGAGAAAGATCCTGCGATATTACGATGCTGCGCAATCAAGCAATTATCACAAAGCCATTCGTGGCGGTGGTAATAGTGGAGATAGTGTCACTTATGGCGCTGTAAGAAACCTTCGCAGCTGGTCACGTTATCTTGATGAGAATCACGACCTGACTATCGGAATACATGACAACTTAGTCAACAGGATTGTAGGTGCCGGTCTAACGGTTGAACCAATTGTTAAGCGGAAGAACGGCAAGTTGTG